TTACAAGCAGTTTTAATTAAAGCTATCAAGAAATCATTAAGAGAAAAGTCTTTGCAATCAGGAAGAAAACTAGAAAATAATGGGCATCCTATACCAGAAGAACTTCCAGTATTTATATTTGGGATAATTCCTGAACCATCTAATGCAGAGGTTAGAAATCCTATGATAGCTTGTTCTACATATGATAGAGAATCACCAGTTTGAATACCTAAAAGAGGAATAGGAATTCCTGTATATTTTACACATTTGTCAGAAGTAATTTCTGGACATCCATTGAAGCAATCTGAACAGGCCATAATTATTTAAATTTTAAAAGTTTGACTCGACTAGCAATTTGATTTACTGTATAATGTTCAGCATATTCAGGATTACAGAATTTGTATGTTAGAATTCTTTGATAGTTCAATAAATCTAACATAGCAGTTCCATTTATAGGTTGATTAAGAGAGAACACAGTATCATTGTAAAGATTCTTTGACATCTTAAATATTGCACATTCAATATCTGCCAATAGAGCAGGAATAAGAGAACACTCTTTACAATCTGTAAGTCTTGGAGTTAACATGATATTTAAGGTTTAGCTAATGAAGCAGCATAACAAGATGGACATAGACCATTGTGTAAATGACATCCACATCCAACATCAACATTACACTTCTTACAACGAGCAAATAATATGTATCTTCTTACCATGATCTTATCTATGATTACATCCACAGTTATTAGCAATGAAATGATTCAGCATTTTATATGCTGTCTCATAAAGTTTATTGGATTCTATCACTGCACAATTATTAGCTGCAGCAATTGATCCCTGAATGAAAAAGTAGACAGTATTTAAATCTACTTTTGCTTGATACTTGATAGCCTTATCACATTCCATCATATCCAGTTTCATAAATACTTCATCAAATCTTTCCTGGAGTCTATCTACTCGCATAATAGATTTTTCTACAAAATAAAGATAGGCTGGAGTAACTGTATATTTTAAATAGTATACACCATCAGGAATAGGAAGAATAGGTTCTCCTATCTCAGTAATACCTAATGTAGTAGAATTGAATATATTAAGTTCATCTACAACAAAAGGTAGAGATACTGTATCAAATCCTGGAGGAGTAATAGCAATAGTAGGAGATGAAACAATAGGTGGATCATCAGGGTAAGTTGATGCATCTACTATTGCTAACGTAAATGTATTATACGTAGGAATAACAAGTATATTTAATTGAGGATCTGCCATATCATATAGTATTAAAAAAGAAAGGGAAAGGAGTTTTTCACCCTCTCCCTTTCTAATTATAGGATTGTCAATTGATTACGGTCTCAAGGAGGTAGTAGAAGTAGTTGTTGTGCTACTTGTACTAGTAGTGGTTGTAGTGGTAATACAAACATTATCATCTACAGCATTTCCAAGAGCAGCTTCCAGAATTGCTTCCAGATCAGTTTGTTCTTGACTTCCAGCAACAACAGCAATGATTACCATCTCATCAATTGGAATATAATCACCCCAATTGTATGTACTCTTATCAAGAGCATTAAACTTGATATAGAATGTGGTATAGGTTGCCCCACCAGTTACCCAAGATTCAAAGTTCTCGTTGTAACCATTCATTCTATACAGATGTTTCAGATAACCAGCCTGATAGCTGTAATAGTCTTTTTCCAGTTGAGCAATCTCATTTGAACTTCCTGTAAAATAGGAGGCACGTTGAGTAACAACAGCTTCAGCTACAATATTACAATTGTCAAATACAATGAAATCAGCTGTAGTAGCAGGTCCACTATATACGAATGTATAGAACCACATTCTGTCATATTCCCAAGGGAAGGCAGCAACATCACATGGCTGACCATATTTGGTAAGAGGCTTTCCTGAGATACGAAGAATCGTTCCACCTACATTTTGGAATGTGTAGAACTGATTTAAGTTAATATTATCAGGATTAATACCAGGAGCCTGAGTTTCCAGCTTAGCAATAAACTGATCAATCAGGGCACTAACATCAACAGTTGTACAAGGATCACCACCACATTCGCAACATGGAGCTACGACAGTTACTGAACGTGTAAAACCATTGAAATAGAGAGTGTCAAGATAACTTGAATGAGCACGTAATGTAAGGGTAACAATGTCACCACATTTTACATTCCAGCCATCTACATCTGTAATCTGAACTGCAGGAGTTCCACAACCAGTAACTTTGTACCATTCTGTAACATTAGTGTTACAGCCAGTTCCTGATGGACATCCTTTAATTTTATCAGAACGTTTTGTACCTTGCAGATAGGTGTTTGTACGACCTTGTGCAATATAGAAATAAGGAGAAGCAGCTACAGTACCTGAAGTTGCTACAGCATAGGTATTTAAAAATACCCCAAGCTTACCAGCCGTAAGATCTTGTGTAGATCCAGAACTAGCGATTGTAACGCCACTGGGAACTACGAACATTGTTGTTAAACTAAAATCAGCCATTTTGCTTAATTTTAAAAGGTTAAAGAATTATTCATTTGTTTGTATCCTCATCTGTGCACTTTGAACTGCTGAAATATTCTCAGTATACATTGCCAAACATTGAACTGTTAGATCTAATAGTTCGTCTTCTAAATAGTTTTTTAATTCACAATCTTGATTCTCAGAAGGATTTCCATCAAATTTTATATATCCAGTCTTATCAATATATTGTGGATATCTTACATAGGATAGATATAAAAATGTAGGTGTGAAAGTTCCATCTGTAAATATAGATATTTCATCTGAGGAAATGAAATTAAATGTCTCCTGATATTCAAAAGACGGTTTATAATTATCATTATTCAATACAAACTGGATATCTCCATGACTTGCAAGGTCCCTATTAATCCATATCTTACGATTTTTACATCTACCTTTATCTGCTACTGCATAACTATCTACATAAAACATATAGGCAGGTGTAATAGTATTGAGGGAAGTTGTCCATTTATTTAGTTCAGGATTTGATAATGTAAGAGGAAGAGGATGATCTTCATACATCTCGATGAGTCTCTGAAGATCTTCATATCTCTTTTTAAATGCATCCAACCCCAATCCTGAAGGGGTAGGAGAACCATCTAGTTTTTGCTTGATGAGTTTAATCTGGGCCTCATTGAGAGCTAAGATCTTATCTTCAAGTTGAATCTGCTGATGAATATTAGTAGATAGCTTATTTAGTCTTTGATCAATCTTATATAATAAACTATCTACTGGTATCATGCTGCAGCTATTTTTTTAGATTTTAATTTACTTTCTAATATTAGCAAATCTTCCTGATGATCGTCATCAATTAAAAACTTAACTAATTCATCTTCGTCTTTTGCCACTTCATAATCTCCTTCATAGATTTTGCCATTAGGCTTTACTCTATATACAGAGTGTGAGATTGCTTGCTTTACCAAATCCTTAATATGGAGAAGATTTTCTTTCATGTCAGCAAATCTGTCAAACACTTCAACTGTGGATAATCCCTGGAATGTACCAGTTTTAAATTCAGTATCTTTTAGAAGTGTATCTACCTGATTGTAGATTAGATCTTCTTTAGTGTCTTCTGTTACAGGAAGTCCTAATAGTCTTGCTACTTTTCTTTTCTTATCAGGTGACATAGCATCAAACTTGATGATTGCTTTGTTGATTAATTGTTTCTTCCTGTAGATGATGGCAGTCTCGATCTCATCATCTGCTACATAAAATTGTGTATCTGCAGGATATTCACCACGCTCCCATGCTTGATAACTTGATGCAATGGTAGGATGAACTCTAAGCCAGGAGAAAGTTAATTCCTTAAAAGTAATAGCACAATCAAATAGATTATCTCCATCCATTAATTTTGCAGGTTGAACATGTCGTTGATCATCAGATGAAGTAGAAAGTCCATAATTCCAGAAAGGAGATCTTGGTCCTAAATCAATTTCACCTAAAGCTTCTTCAAGTTTTGCTTTTAATGCTGCTACACGTTTCTTCTCTAGGTCTCTTTCAATAGGATCTTGAATTCGTTTAATGTAAGCAGCTTCAGAATCAAGTCCTGTTCTATACTTACCATCCAATTCTTTATATGGATATTTAAAAACTCCTGTACCAGGAATTCTTGTTAGTCCACTTTTATACTTGGCTAAACTGCCTTCCATTGTTTCCTGCTGAGAATTACTATACTCTCGCTTAATCACTGAGATTTTTCCAATCTTGCCCATTTTGTAGTTTATTGATTCGATAATTGTAGAATGTGATGATCGAACATCTAGCAGAATTTTACTTCTCTCATTCTTAAATCTAAGAGGTTCTCTCCAGAGTTTCCTCTGAAGAGTTCCTTCCTAAATTTCACTATATGAGTACACAGTAGAAGATACTTAGAACTGAGGTATTTCCTCTATGAGAAC